TAGCCATTATAATTATCATTGTATAGTTCGTAAGGGTTTTGAGAGGATTTTACTCCTTTTTACTCCCAAATGCTTTCTAAGGTACTCATTCGAGTACCTTTTTTCTTTCACTAAAAATTGTTGTTACTTGTCTACGTTCGTCGGGATAGAGGTGACCATAGATATCTAGGGTTGTACTTGTTTTGCTATGTCCCGCTATTTTAGAAACAGTATAATGATTAACATTAGCATGTATTAACATAGATATATAGCTATGCCTAAAACCGTGTATACTTATTTTTGGTAGAGCAGGGTCATTGTATCTAGATAACAAAACGTTTAAATATGTATAATACTCTCTGTAGGGGTATTCCTCGCTTTTTAAGACTTCTTTTAAATTTGGGGTCAACCAATCGGGAATTGGTACTATTCGCCGTGATTGCTCATTTTTAAACTCTGTAGACACAACAAGACCATTGCTAGTATTTTTTACTGTATGTGATAAATGCAGTTCGTTTTTATCTTCGTCTAAATCGGATAGGCTAAGTCCGCAAAATTCTCCCTTTCGCAATCCAGTATAAAATAGGGTGCAAAAAGCAATCTTGTGTTTTTTGTTCGAAACATTTGAAATAAATTGATTAAACTGTGATTCGTTCCAAAATTCAAGTTTAGGCTTGGTTGTTTTAGTTTTATCAATATATACAAAGGGGTTTCGATCAAGCGCCTTTTTTCTTATACACCAATTAAAGAATGCACTTAATGCTCCCTCACGAATTCTAACCGTATTAGGTGATAAGTCTTTCTTTAAATCTTCAATCCATTCAATTAAATCATAATCATTTATTTTTGTTATTCTTACGTTTTCAAATCTTGCATATTTTTTTCTATAAGAAAAAGCAATATTACGAACGGTAGAGGGGGAACGTCCTTTATTTTTATAATCGGCAATATATGCATCATATAAATCTTTAAAAAGTAGTCCTTTGGCTACAACGACTTGATTAGTCCTATCTAGCAATAGTTCAGCTACTTTTTTTCTACCGTCTTTTATAGTTTTGGATGTAACAGTTTTTCTAATTCTGCTGCCGTCCGCTCTATAGCCTATATTCACGTCAAAAATATATCGTTTTTCGCCGTTTTTTAATATTCGGACTTTATATTCCTTTGCCATAATAAAAACACGTCCTTTCTTTGTTGACCTTAGACGTGTTCAAATGTTATAATTAAGCACGTAAAAGGACATTTAAGAGTTGTACTTTACGTTATTGACCACCGCTATGAGCAGTGGTCTTTTTTATATTTTTGCTAGATTTTCTTTTACTGTTTGAATTTTATTTTCATTAATCTGTTCAACATTTCTATATCTAAATTTCAAGCCTACAAAAGTGTTATACCCAATCTTGTAAACAGCTTGTTCTTTTTCGCCTAATTCGGTTATGTTTTTTCCATCTGCTTCGTTTTCGATACAAGAATATATGTAGTATCCATAATATAAAGATTTTTCCATCGTTTCGTTATCTTTTGCTAAATCATTGACATTATTTTTAATAAAATAAAGGCCATCGTTAATTATCTTGTTTTTTTCTTCCTTTGTATCATTTTCCCTATCTTTTTTAGCTTTGTTAGTTATTTCATCCAATGCAGTGGTTGTATTGTGTTGCGTTAATTCTAATGACAAATTTTCACTTTTAGAAAATTCGTAATTAAATGATGTGTTTTTATTGGAACCTATTATAGAACCGATTACAAACATTATTAAGACAATTCCTATTACTATAGCTTTCTGTTTAATTCCTTTTCTCCAAAACTCTTTAAACTTCTTCATTTATTCTTTCCTCCCATATATTATTTATATAAACACCTAATGTGTGTTTATCGGTTAATTTCTAAAACATTGATAAATCAAAACATGTACCAATTTCAAATTTAAATTTATCAATAAGTTTTTCAACTTCTTTATCACATTCTTCAGCAGTCAAATTGCAATCATGGGCAAAGTGGTTTTTTAAAACATGTGCTAACTCATGCAATAAGGCTTCTTTTTGAATGTTGATAGCTTGTTTGCTGTTTATTACAATTTCATAATATTCGGTTGTATGCACGCACATTCCTTTCAATTTATTAGGCAAAATGTCGCTAAAACTTATAATTATATTGTTGAAACGACAAAAATCCTCAAAATTCATTTTTAATAATTCGTCAACCTCCATTACTTTATCCCTCCAAATATTATCTTCTCCCGTTTTGTAGCCCAATAATAACGCTAATGATAACGTCTATTTCTTCTGGTGTTAGGTCTTTTGTTTTGTCGAACAGTAATGCAAAATGATCGTCGTTTAAAATTCTCTTATATACGTCAAGATGCTCGGGATTATCTTTAAGATATTCCACTACCTCGTCGTAGTCTCCATAATAAGTACTTTTATCAACTGTTTGACTGTTTTCTAAATCAATATTTACTAAATCATTTATAGGTATATCAAATATATCAGCAAGTTGTTGAATTGTTCCCATTGTTGGTGATCGATAATTTGTTTCCCACATTTGGATAGCGGACGCTGATTTATTAAGCTTTTTAGCTAAATCAGGCTGAGACATTTTTTTATTTTTTCTTAAATATCTTATATTTTTACCAACAAAACTCATATTATCACCTCCATCACATCTTTAATTATATATGTAACATCACAAAATGTAAATAAAAAACCACACATTTTGTAACAAATATATTGACACTACACAAAATGTGTGGTAATATATTTGTGTCAGGAGGTGATAACTTGAAATATACATTAAAAGAAATTAGGGCAAGAAGAAATTTAACCCAACAAAATATGGCTGATAAACTAGGCGTTTCACGACAAAGATATATAATTATTGAGAAATATCCATCAAGAGTTAGTTGCCATAAGATGGAAGTTATTGCCGATATTTTAGGAGTGGATATAGGCGATATTTTTTTGCAAGATTACCACACAAATAGTGAGGTTGAAGAAATAAGAAAGGAGTAAGTTATGAATAAAAAAGAAATTATGGAAGAAATAGAAAAGTTTGACATTAACAATGTTGAATTTAATTATGATCTTTCTAACGTATTTACGATTTTGCGGTTTTCTCATAAGTTGGAGCAAGCTTATTTGAGTTCAGTTTCAAAAAAACAAAATGAATTTATACCGCTATTTCTAGAATGTGTATCCGAGTGGATAAACCAACCCGAAAATCATCAGCAAGTAGTTATCAACACTACAATAAAGAGGTTTGAACCTATGCGATTAACAGACAAACAGATTCAAACAATTATCGGTATTTATGGTCTTATTAGTAATGAAGATGTTACATATATAAAAAGAGAATATGCCATTAAATGCTTAATGGAAAACCAATAGTGAAAGGGGTGAATTTAATGTTCAAAATAGTTCTTGATTTAGGAAATTTATTATTTCTAGTGTTTTTCGTTGCAACGTTTATTTACTGCGTAGGATCAGCGTTATTTAACTGGATAAAAAAGAGAAAGGAGCGTTAAAAATGTGCATTGAAGAACAGGTATACAACTTTATTGTAACTAATCATATTGGGAAAGAAAACATGGTTAAAAATCGTCAATTAAGGGTTTATTTTCCGCAAATTAAAAGTGACAAGGCAATGCGAAAAATTATTGAAAATATAAGGTTTAATCCTGATTTTAAATACTTTATAGGGAGTGTTAGTGGAAGCAAAGGCGGATACTATGCATGTACGTTAAAAAGCGAAATTCAAGAAACCAAAAACAGCTATATGCATAGAGCAATGCAGATGTTGGAAAACAGCAAAAAATTCGAGAGCAAAGAGGTGATTGAGTATGCTGAACGTTAAAATACTATCTCTTATTTTCCCAGAAAGAACGAATAACACCTTATATGCGATGATTAGAAAATTAAAAGATAAATATAACTTGAAGTATAAAACCGCTGAAATTCCTATAGGTATCATCGTAGAAGAGTATGGTATACCTTTCGATGATATAACCAAATTGATTTTAGCATTTAGAAAAGAAAAAGACGACTCGTCCAAAGTCGCCTAATTAATGAAACCAAGAAAATTATAAAACAAACAAGGGGAAGTGTCAAGAGTGAGGATAGATAATTTAACGGGTCGAGGAGTGCTGACGATAGTAATTGCAGTGATCTTGATAGCGTTTTTAACAAGCGGAATTATTGAAACGGTTTTATAGAAAGGAGTAGCTTAAATGAGTGTTATAAAAGTTGAAAAAACAAACGGTTATACAGTAATGAGCAACGTACATTTAAAAGATAAAAATTTGTCTTTTAAGGCTAAAGGGTTATTGAGCATGATATTTTCATTACCTAAGGATTGGGAGTACTCTATTCAAGGGCTTGTAGCTATATCTAAAGAAAGTGATAAAGCAGTACGAAACACATTAAAAGAATTAGAATTAAATAATTATCTAACTAGAAAAAGAATTAACGGTAATAACGGAAAGTTTGAATATGAATATACAGTATACGAAAGACCACAACAGAGTAAACCGTACGAACATTTACCATATACCCCAAAAGGGCATACCGTAGAAGGGCATACCGTAGAAGGGCATACCCTAAAGGACACACAATTAAATACTAAAGAATTAAATACTAAAGAATTAAATACTAAAGAATTAAATACTAAAGATATATATAATGCTCCGAGCAATGAAATTGCTACAGAGCCACCCGTAATAGAATTTATACTAAACGATAAAACTTACTACCCGATTACACAAAAGCAAGTTGATAAATGGTCGGAGTTATATCCTAACGTAGATATCATGCAGCAGCTAAGGAAAATGTGCGGTTGGCTTGATGCTAACCCTAGAAACAGAAAAACCAAGGGCGGAATTTTAAAGTTTGTAAACGGCTGGCTGGCTCGAGAGCAGGACAAACCTAGAAAAATCCAACAACAAACTACAAAAGACTTGGCATCAAATTTAGATTTCAATGAGTTCTACTAATGACACCAAATGAATTTACTAAAGCTATGACATTTCTAGGTTTGAATTATAATAAAGGTTTTACAACCGAACATATACAAATGCTGTATCCGAGATTTGCTAGTTACAGTTATGAGCAAATCAAGGAAGCAATACACAAATGTATCGATAACGAGAAGTACATAAACAACATAGCATACGACTTAGGGCAGTATTTGCCACCTGTGGAGCGAAAAGCTGAAAAAGCGTTGGAATATGCCAATGACTTCAAAACGTGCCCTAGAACTAAAAAAATGTGCCCTCTCGACGTTGTTTGGGTATGGGCGGTAATTAAATTTGACTAATGAAAGGGTTGAGAGGATGAAAGATAAAACACTTATTAAGATTTTGACTGTTATGTTAGCTATGTCGATTGCATTAGCTATTTATCAAAGTTGCTTAATCGTAAATCTAACAAGCAATCTAAAACTTGTAACTAAGGATCGTGACAAGGTAGTAGAGATGTATAACGAAAGGAATAAATAAAAATGAAGCTAGAACAAGCGAGCGATATAGCAAGATTACAAGATGCAAATATATACGCTTTAAAAAATACCGCTAGTCAAAGTGATATGAAAAGGTTTATGGAACTTAGAAACGCTAATGAGAAATTAGCTGAACTACAAGCAATGTATTACGATTTAGAACAGTATAAAGAAACCGTAGACGATGTAATAACTTGCATGACAAGTATTTCTAAAGATTTATTAAATATCGGCTATGGAAACAACAAAGCAACAAATTTGAAAGAAGTATTTAACTCTCTGTTGGATGATATCCAAGAGGGCATAGAAGATTATCAAAACATCATCAAAGAACTGGAGGGGTAAAAATGGAAAACAATAAAGCAGTAAAGATTAGTTTGTATGAAAAATTAGCAAATATCCAAAATGAGTTAAAAGCACCAAAAGGACAGTATAACAAATTCGGTAATTATTATTATCGAAGCTGCGAAGATATTTTAGAAGCATTGAAACCGATATGCTTTAAATACCGCACAGCACTTATTGTTCAAGACGAATTGGAAAGCATGAACGAAAGATATTACATAAAGGCAGTGTGTGAATTACGCGATTGGGATAGTGATGATGTGATTATTACACATGCATTTGCTAGAGAGCCTATGACAAAAAAAGGAATGGACGACAGTCAAATAACGGGTACTGCTTCTAGCTATGCTCGTAAGTATGCTTTAAACGGTCTTTTTAACATTGATGATACAAAAGATGCTGATACAAACGAAGTGAAAGAAATAGAAAAGACGGCCAAGAAAGAACAAAAAATAACGCAAGAACAAAAAGATATTATTAAAAGCTATATTAATGATTTTTCGATTGATATAGTTGGTAATTTTATTAAAACTACTGGAAAAGATAAATTAAATTTGTTGACAAAAGACGAAGCCGATAAAGTTATTGAGTATTTAAAAAGCAATGAGTTCGGTGAAGCTATGGAAATGAAAGCGAAAAAAAATAATCGGGAGGGAAAAACAAATGTCAATTAATTGTGTCGCATTGGTAGGAAGACTAACAAGAGATCCAGAATTACGAAGAACCCAACAAGGTGATGCGGTTACTTCATTTACTTTAGCGGTAAATCGTAATTTTACAAGCAGAGATGGTCAACAACAAGCAGATTTTATTAATTGTGTCGTGTGGCGTAAACCTGCTGAAAATGTAAACCAATACTGTTCTAAAGGAAGTTTGGTAGGTGTGGAGGGTAGAATCCAAACACGCAGTTACGACAATTCACAAGGTCAAAAGGTAAATGTAGTTGAAGTTATTTGCGATAGTGTACAGTTTTTGGAAACTAAACCAAAGGAAGAGCCAAAGAACAAGTATGATGTTAAAGACCCAAGGTTTGATGATTTAAAGCAAAACCAATATGACATTATGGAAGACGATTTGCAGTTCTGATGATTAAACTTTTAGGAAAATATTTACATAGAGTAATCAATTACGAAACGGGAGATTTAGAGATTACTTTTACAATAAGTGATTATAACTCTAAAGCTAACACCGAGGAATTAGAAAAAGAGTTGTATTCACTTGAAATAAAAAAACCTAGGTCTAAAAGGTCATTAAATCAAAATGCGTATTTGTGGTCTCTTGTTCATGAATTAGCTTTGAAAATGGACGAAGACGAAATGGACGTGTATATAAAACTGGTTGGTGGAACTAAAGCAAAATATGAAGTTTTAAAAGTATTAGCGATAGCTGAGAATGATCTTAAAAAATGTTTTAGAATTGTTAACCTGCTTAAATACGATGATACAAATAAAGATTATGCATATTTCCAATGTTACTATGGTTCATCTACATTTACAACCGAAGAGATGAATAAATTAATTGATACTGCGATAAGCTGGTGCAATGAGTTAAATATACCAACGTTAGAGGGTGGTATATATGGCTGAATTTATTATCTATGGGCGTTTAGATGGACTTAACGAATATACAAGCGCCAATCGGTCTAACCGTTACAAAGGCAGTCAAATGAAGCTTAAAAACGAATCTATCGTAATAGAAGCTATAAAGAGATATCAGCTACAGAAAATAAAAAAATATCCTATCAAACTAAGGATTACATGGTATGAAAAAAATAAACGTCGTGATGTAGATAACATAACTTTCGCAACAAAATTTATTCAAGATGCATTAGTTAAACAAGGGATAATCATTGACGATAGCCAAAAGTATATAAATCAATTACGGCATGATGTAAAAGTTGATAAAGAATACCCGAGAATAGAGGTGCAACTGATTGAAAACAATAATACAAGATAAAAAAGTATGTTACTTATGCGGTACAACTTTAAATTTAGAAGATCACCATTGTTTAAATGGAAGTGATAGGAAGAAATGTGAAGAAGATGGGCTAAAAGTATGGCTATGTGCTAATTGTCATCGCATAGCGCCTTATTCTGCTCATAGGAGTATAGAAACTAGGATAAGACTAAAACGTGTAGCACAAGCTAAATATTTAGAAACTCATACTCAAGTCGAGTGGTTTAGACGATATTATAAGAATTATTTATAGAGTATTATAAGAATTTAAAATTAAGAGGACATAGAAAAATGAAAGTTAAAACATTAAAAACAAAACCAAAGTATTTTGAAATGCAGTTGAAAGGCATAAAAGATTTTGAAATTAGGAAAAAGGTTAGATTTAGATGCTAACTTGCTAAGATAGAAAACGAATATAGTAAAAGAGGTATTTAGAAATGTTAAAGATAGAGAAGATTAAAAAAGAAATTAAAAATTATGACACCAATAATAATGTATACTTCGGTTGTTATTTAGCAAACTTTGAGTCAAATATTGATTATGAAGAAAGCAATTGTTTTAAAGAAATACTTTGTTCAGAGTGTTTAAGGCTATCATTGTTAAACTTATTAGAAGAATATAAAGAAACTGTTAAATTATCAAAATTTGAATATGAATATTTAAAAGTTGCTAAAAAAGAGGGATTTAATTTTATTGCAAGAGATAAAAGTAACAGATTGTATGGATTTGAAAAGCAACCTACAAAGGGTAATGCAACGTGGGGTAGTCGTGGTGATTATGTAGGCATGTTCAAGTCAACATTTAGTTTTGTTCAATGGGAAAATGAAGAACCATGGAATATTGATAATATTCTAGCTAATTGTGAGGTGATTGAAGATGAATAAAGTACATATTAAAAATGAATTTCTAATTAATATTGCAATAGCCCAACGCATGTTTGATAAATTTAAAGACGAATTACAAAGAAGCGATAATTATGAAGTAAACGGAAAAGTATCACGGGAAACACGTAAATCAAGATTAAATATGTATCGAAAGATAATCAATGATGAATTATTAGAAATAGAACGCAATTATGGTGGGGGAAAATATAATTTTGAAATGGCTGAGGTGACGCAAGATGAATAGAAAAGAATACGAAGAAAGAATAGCAAAGCTAGAAAAAGAATTAGATGAATTAAAGGAAGTGGAAATTGAAGATGATGAGTTTCCAAAACATAATGAAAATTATTGGTTTGTTGATTCATATGGGGATATTGTTTGTACTCAATGGTGTGGTAGTGGAGTAGATAGTTACCGTAAAACCTTTTTAAGAATTTTTAGAACTGGCGAAGAATGCGAGCGATATTTAGAAATTCAAAAAGCATTTAAAGAGGAATCTAAAAACTTTGAGCCAAATTGGAAAGATGGCAATCAAGATAAATATTATCTTTATTACGACCATAGCGACAATTGTGTTGAGGTTGATTTGTATGTGGGGGTTCAAGAAACAATTTTATTTTTTGAAAGTAGAGAAGTATTAGAAGAATTAATAGAGCGTTTTGGAGAAGAAGATATTAAAAAATATTATTTTGGAATAGAGGGATAGAAGATGACAAATAAAAAAGTTAATCCAGCGGACATATTAATTAGTCCATTTGGAATGGAAAATTTTTTAGTTATTAATCAGGCTAATGATGAGGTAATTAAAAATAATGAATTACTTTTGGATAAACCATATTTTTCTTTAGAAGAGGTGTTAGACGGTTTAAATAAAGACGGACATTATTTAATTATTGTCGAGGGTCCGTTACACGGTGAAATTTATCGATATAACAATTATGGTGGACAAGAAGTGTATTTGATTGGGAAAACGTGCGGGTACGCATGAAAGGAGGATTAAATAATGCCTAAATTTAGAAAGAAACCAGTAGTTGTGGAAGCTATTCAATGGACGGGAAGTAATTTAGAAGAAATACGTAATTTTGTTGGTGGTGATTTGATTGAAGATTGGATGGAGTTTTTTGATATAAAGAGGGAATTAAAGAAAATGCTAGTTAGTATTGCAATCGACACGCTAGAAGGAACAATGAGAGTTGATTATGGCGATTACATCATTAAAGGTGTTAAAGGCGAATTTTATCCATGTAAGTCCGATATTTTCTTGGCAACCTATGAGGAGGTGGCAGAAGTATGAGTAATTCAAAATATCAAGAAGCGTTAGATAGGCTTTGTGAAAATAATTATTTCGATGAAAAAGGCAATTGTAACTGTGATCTAATTGTAATGGATCGTATATTATTACAAGAATTAGTTGATAAAGCAACGCCTAAACGTCCAATTTTAAATAAGATATGGGAAGATGAAGATACAAAAAACATTTATGATGAATGTGGTCGTATAAATGAACTGCTGTGCGTATGTCCTAATTGTGGTGAAAGTGCCATATACGATTTTGAATATAATAAAAGATTTAAGTATTGTTCTAATTGTGGGCAAAGGATAGATTGGAGTGTTGAAGATGACCGCTAAAGAAATGTTTGAGGAATTATTATTTGAATATAAAAAGTATAACAGAGGATTTGCTTATGAATATGATGATGGTAATAAAATAAAATTCATTCATTTTATAATGGATAGACAAACATATTGCACAAATATATATCATGTTTCAACACAGTTACATAATGCAATAACAGCACAAATGAAAGAACTGGGGTGGATTTGATGGAAAATAAATTAAGACTACAAATTATAGAAAAATATAGAAGAAATGTATTTATAAATGTAGTTGTTCCAGAAGGCAGATTATATGAATTTGATTGCATTTTAGATAAATATGAAAATTCATACAATGATTACCAAACATTGATTGAAGAATTATCTGATGAAGGTTTTAAAGTATTATTTGTTGATGATAACAAAACATTTGAATTTGAAGAAACGCATGATATTGACTACTCATTTATCAATGAAGAGGTGAAAGAAAATGCTTAGTAAGGAAGGATGTGAAAAGGCATTAGCAAGAATTGTTAATGATGATTATTATTTTGAAAATGATCCATATGGAGAAGATAAAGCAAGCGCATTTGACAAAGATGTCGATATGATAGAACAACTAATCGAAGAACATTTTAAACCAAAAGAAAATACATCGGAATTTAAGCACTTTAAGCTGCATAGTGATAGCACTTTAAAAAATTTAACAAAAAATGAATTAATAGACTATATTAAGATGCTATATAATAATTGGGGCGTTGCTGATGAGCAATTAAAAAACTGTATTAATAAAGCAAAAGAATTAAGTGATTCGAATAATGAATTAGAAAGAACGGTTTGTTCATTAGATTATGCGTTAAGCGATGTCTATAATCATAAACCATACAAATTTGAAGAGTTAAAGCCTAATATGTGGGTGTTTGATTGTGTTAAAAACAGAGTTAATAAAATAATTGTAACTTTTGTTTATGGTTGTCCGTATATTAAATTCGATGATGGATTTGGTGAATGGTTTATAGTTGGATATGAAGAAAACCGTTTCTTTCCAGTGCAATGCGCTAATCTAGAGAGTTAAAAAATGAGTAAGTTATATGCAATATACGATGAAAACGACTTTCCCGTATGTGTTGGAAGTTCTAAGGAATGTGCTGCATACATGGGAAAGAAATCATCGAAAACATTTATACAACATTGTACCAAGGTACGAGCAGGAATAATTAACCCTAAACTTAGAGGATATGTAATAGGAGAAGATCCACAAGGAAAGAGGTCAAAAAATGATAATAACGGATAAATTAAAAAATAATATAGAGATTGTAAATACTTATGTAGATAAATACGGTTGTGTGCCTAGAGACGGTACATTTTACAGTGAGGGAGGTGACTTAGATTACATATGCGGTTTATTTAAAAGCTATGAAAACTTTATAAAAGAATTGGGCTTCGAAGATTATGGATATAGAAAACTTAAAAAATACGGGGTCCACGATATAAGGAGAGGAAAATTAATTTATATTGGTTTCCTACGAGATATTAAAGAAGAGTTTTTTGAAGATAAATATACTTTAGAACATATAAAAAAGGTAACATACTCAAATAAACTCCTTGAAAACAGATATTTAATAAGAAAGGACATAGCACAATGAAAGAAAGCAAGTATTATCTACAAAATTGGAAGAAATGGAAACGCACTGTTCAGCTCTTGGAAGAAACTAGAGACGAACTAATGGACATGAAACGTGCTATTCCTATTGGAAGTGATAATATGCCAGGTGGGAACCACAGTAGCGTTATTGCCAAAATGCAAAAGATAATAGACCAATGCGATCAATACGATGTTCTTATAAGCAATTATAATTTTCTTATTAATTCGCTGGAACGTGCGATAACTGTTTTAAACGAAGAAGAAAAAGAAGTGTGCATTATATTTTCTAATAACCCAGATAATTCAGATGTAAGGGAAGCTGTAGCATCTAAACGAGGGTATTCAAGATCGGTATTTTATCGAAAACTCGATGATGTATATATTAAGCTTAATATGTTGTTATGTTTAAGCCCGATAATGACGATCGATGATTATGATAAAGAAATATATTAATAACAAACTGGGACTAAACTGGGACTAAAATAGACTATTTATGTGTTATTATTGTATTGTGGGAAATTGGTTAATCCACACGGCGACATGTTTTTTAGTTATATTTCTAAACTACTTTCATTTTTATAAAGCGGTCAAATGGCTGCTTTTTTGTTATCTAAGACGATATTATCACTCTCCCTATAGTATCGTCTTAAATAATATAAGGGGGACGGGAAAATGGACGATGATGAAGAATTAGACAACATAATAGATATATATTGGAGGTGCTTTAAGAATGGCAAAACACTTAACAGATGCGAAGAAAAAGAAAATAATAGCCGATTATGTAGGGTGCGGAAACTATTCGGAAGTAGCAAGAAAAAACAAGGTATCTAAAGATACTGTTAGGAGATTATGCAATCGCACGGATATTCTTCAAAAAGCGCAAGAGAAAAAAGAACAAAATACTAGGGATATGTTAGAATACCTAGATAATAAAAAACAAGATGCAATGGAATTCATTGACATGGCGTTAGCATCGATGATGGAACCAGAAAAACTAAAAAAATCAAGTGTGCAGGCATTAGCAACATCAATCGGGATTATAATAGATAAATTCACACCAACAGTACAAACAGATCAATCGTTAGAGAAATTAGACAAGGTATTGGAAAAAATAGGCGGTGTCATTTAATGGCATTTACACAAAAACAGCGTGAGTTTTTAGATAACGCTAATCATCGTTGGAATATAAAGCAAGGAGCGACACGTAGCGGTAAAACCTACTTAGATTACTTTGTTATTCCAAAACGAATAAGGCAAGTTGCTGGAAAAGATGGATTGGTTGTTATTTTAGGAAATACAAAGGGCACACTCCAAAGGAACGTAATAGAGCCTTTGCAAAATATATATGGAGAACAGTTAGTCGGCAATATTAGAAGCGATAATACCGCGAATATGTTCGGGGAGAAAGTATATTGCTTAGGAGCGGATAAGATTAACCAAGTAAACAGAATAAGAGGGGCAAGTATTAAATACTGCTACGGTGACGAGGTTGCGACATGGCACGAAGAAGTATTCACAATGCTTAAATCGCGTTTAGATAAGCCATATAGCAAGTTCGACGGAACTTTAAACCCCGAAAGTCCGCACCACTGGCTTAAAAAGTTTCTAGAAAGTGATGCAGATATATACTGTCAATCTTACACAATAGACGATAACCCGACACTTGACCCATCGTTTGTGGCTAATTTAAAGCAGGAATATGCTGGAACAGTATACTATGATCGTTATATCTTAGGATTATGGAAATCGGCCGAGGGTGTAATATATACGCAAATAGCAGATAGACCACAAGATTATGTTATCGATGAAGCACCGCCTATTATGTTTGCTACTATTGGAGTAGATTTTGGCGGTAACGGTTCGGCAACCACATTTAATTTAACGGGATATACTTCGGGAATGAACGAGGTAATAACTTTGAAAGAGTACTACCGTAAAGGCATTATGTCACCGACAGAGTTAGAAAGTGAGTTTGTTAAATTTGTAATAGAATGTCAACGCTTTTATTCAGTTTATGACGTTTATTGTGACAATGCTGAACAAACATTAATTAAAGGATTGAAAAATTCATGCGAGAGAAATGCTATAGGGGTACTCATACATAATGCAAAAAAAATGAAAATAAATGATAGAATACGTTTTTTTTGTCGTTTACACGGCATAGGCAAGCATAAAATCATGCGCGAATGTAAATACACCTTAGAAGCATTTCAAACTGCTGTATGGGATTCTAAATACGTTACAAAGGATGTTAGGCTGGATGATGGAACATATAACATAGATAGTTTGGATGCGCAAGAATATGCGGTAGAGCCGTATATGAACCAAATTATCGATATATGGTAGGAGGCGTGCAGATGTTTAAAAAGATAAAAAAGAAAGTAAAAGAGGTGGCTACGAAATTTATGGCAGACAGTGGAATGAGAGAACCTATTAAAGATATATTTGAATTGGGAGGTGTTCCTGCGTTTAACCAGTTTTATTATTTTGGTATCTTTCCATGGAAGTATATTTATAAAGGCTTTTATAAACCGTGGCATCGAGTGTTGTCACCTACGTTAAAAGACCCTATGCGAAAAAGAAATATAGAAACAATGGGAATTGCTAAAGCAGTATGTGCGGAACTGGCTGGATTAATATGGAGCGAGCAATGCGAAGTACATGTTTCTTCGGGAAAAGAACTCGGAGAAAATGAAACAGATCCTCTAGACGATTATATCCAAAAAGTTTTAAAAGATAATGCCTTTTTTACAAAGATGCAGGAACATATCGAGCAGTCTTTAGCACTTGGGGGCGGAGCACTAAAAGTTTGGGCGGAAGCAGATCATTTAGACGGTAAACCAGTACTAGGAAGCGAGCATATTGAAATTGGCTATGCTATGGCAGATCAGTTCGTGCCAACTGCATGGACAAACGCCAAAGTTACAGAGGGAGTATTTATAAGCCGAGAAGCAAAGAACGGGTATTATTACACACGGTTAGAGTGGCATAAATGGAATGGAACTACATATGTAGTTGAAAATGAATTATTTAGAAGTGAAATTAAAAATATTAAAAATGCTAGCGGTGAAGTTGAACCGCAGGATATTTTAGGTTTTAGATATCCACTGCAAACAATATATCCATTTTTGAATGAATCAACTTCGATTGAACATGTAGAGGATAGTCTATTTTACTATTACAGAACAGCTATTGCGAACAACATTGACGATAACAGCCCATTAGGAGTAAGTATTTATGCTAATGCATTAGCAACATTACACGCGTTAGATGTTTGCTATGACAGTTTTGTACGCGAGTTTGTATTAGGGAAAAAGAGAATAATTGTCCCAGCGAGTGCTATTAGAGTTGTGTATGATCCAGAAACGCAGGAAAGAAAAAGATACTTCGATGCAAATGATGAAGTGTACGAAGCATTAGCAACAGAAGACCAAGAACAATTAAAAATACATGATAATTCTGTTGAGTTAAGAGTAGAAGAACACATAAGCGCAATTAATGCTTTTTTAAGCACCTTATGTTTACAACTGGGATTTAGTGCAGGAACGTTTACATTTGATAAATCACAAGGGCTAAAAACCGCTACTGAGGTAATCTCAGAGAATTCCAAAACATATAAAACTATAAAATCACATCAATTACAAATAAAAGAAGCAATTGAAAAAATGATTAAAGGAATAGTTAATGTTGCGGATTTATACGACATTGAGTATAAAGGGCAACGTGTTGGAAATATGGCTAATGATGATTTAGAGATTAAAGTAATCTTTGATGATTCAATCTTACAAGACCGACAAACAAACATTAATGAGGGAATTGTATTAGTAAATAACGGTTTAATGTCTAAATTAACTTATATGGAAAAGGTGCTAGGGATGACGGGAAAAGAAGCACTTAAAGAAATAGAAAAAATAAAAAAAGAAAATCAAATAAATACAATTGCGGTTGATGATTTCGCTCTTGGCGGTGAAGAATAGTGGCAATGATAACGCGCCAACAAATATTAGAAATAAGTGAACCGTTTGAGGAAATGTATAGCGGTATAACTAATCAAATTCTAATAATGATGGCTGAGTACATTGGTAAAGATATTGACGAGCCGATTGAGGTTTGGCAACAAAAAAAGATCCAAGAAATTAATTTATTGTTAAAACATACGCAAAGTATTATAAGCAGTGGCGGATATCTAAGCACTACTAATAACACGTTAAATACCGTTATAGATAAAACTTTGGAGGATATAGAACCAAAATTACAAGAAGCATCTAAAAACGGTCTGTTAAAGAAAACAACTGCTTATACAGCTAGCTTAAGCATCAATGAACTTAAGAAAAACATGAAAGAAGATTTCTTAATAACATTTAATACAATGGGTAATACCATGCAAAGTATGATATTGCAATCATTTAATAAAGCAGTAAATAATGTTGTTTCTGCATATAACACAAGAAGAAATGAGATATTAGACGAAGCCACAGAAAAGATAATGCATAGAGAAACAATGCAAAATGCTGTTGCAAGTGCAATAAGACAAATAGCTAAAGAAAATATACCAGCATTTATAGATAAAGCAGGAAGAAAATGGACGGCCGAAGCCTATGCGAATATGTATGTACGAACAAATGTTCACAACTTGAGTATAGATACGGTTGTAAAAAGAAATGAAGATTATGGGAACGATTTATTTATTGTTTCTAAGCATAGCGGTGCAAGACCCAAATGCGCTCCGTGGCAAGGGAAGATAGTTTCAAAAAACAACAGAAAAGGAACAACAACCGATGCGAACGGAAAAAAAGTAAGTTTTATAGCTTTGTCAAGTACAAGTTACGGGCAGGCAGATGGATTGCTTGGTATTAACTGCGGGCATCAACTGTATCCGTTTATACCTAAACAATCGATTAATAACGTTAAGCCTTTATCAAAGGAGCAGGAAAGAGAAAATAAACGTATATATGAAGAAAGCCAACGGCAGCGTGCTATTGAACGCGAAATCCGCGCATCAAAGACACAAGAGGAAATGTATAGAAAAGCTGGCTTAAGAGATGAAGCTGATAAGCAAAAAACTGTAACAAGTCAAAGGCAAGCTAAAATGAAACGGTTTATAAATGAAACAGGTCGAACACGACGATATGATCGCGAACAAATCGTTAAATAATGATAAAAAAACAGGAGGGTAAACAATGGATTGCAAACATGAATTTATGGGCTATAAAGATGGAGTAACATGCCTTAAATGCGGTTTAAAAATGGGAGTGCAAGAATACCATGATTTTTTACAACAAAAAGAAGTAAAAGAACCTAAGAAGCCATCTTCAAGAAGAAAAGGAGCTAAATAATGAATCCATATCAAGATTTAACATCATATTTAAAAATCGTATATCAAAATTTAGGAACTCTGCATCATAATTTAGTAGGCAAGAGTTTTTTTGTTATACATCCATTATTGGGTGAATGGTACAACGAAATCGGTGAAATGACGGATGATTTAATTGAACGAGGTATTCCGTTAGGGTTTGCTGAACCGTCTATTAAAGACGCGGTTTTAGCTTACACAAACGATTTACTTGGCGTTGAGAACAGAGAATGTGAAGATACAATCATTCTTGCAAAAGATAATTTCATTAATATTATTGAAAAAATGACAACTGCTAAAGACGGTTTACCCGTTGATGTTCAAAACAAGATTGATGAATATATTTATTATTTGCGTAAAGAAGCAGATTACAAAATGGGTCAATATCTAGGCGGTATGAAGAACACAGCGACAGTTGATATTGATGATGATTAAATAATTAGCATCTAAGAGTGCTTTTTATATTTTAGGACGTTTTATACGTCCTTTTATTTTGCCCTCGTCTATCGGCGTTAAATGTAGGCTTTCGGTTACGTCTGCATCCGTTAAATGTAGGCACACGTTATTTATTAGTTTAAACGCAGGAGGAAGAATAATGCCAAAACTAACAAGAAAAAGTGTACGTAGTGAAATTGTTAAGGCTGGAGTAAGTGAAGATAAAGCCAATGAATTATTAGAAAGCATTATGTCTATGTATGGAGCTAGCACTGCTGACATGGTTTCTAAAGAAGATTTGGAAGAACTTAAGCAAGAAGCGGTCAATGAAGCTATGAAAAACACACCTAAAGACTACAAAGAAAGTCAAGATTACAAAGATTTATTAGGAAAAGTACAAGAGTATGAAAAGAAAGACACTATCCGAACATTAACGGATAAAGGAGTTAAAAGCGACAAGTACGCGGAAATGCTCTTGGAAAGATTAGACAAAGAAAAAGACATTGATGAACAGCTTACGGCTTTTAAAGAGGAATATGCCGATATGTTCAATGTCGAACAACAAGAAGAGCCAAAACCTCAATTTGGAGCACAGCCAAAAGGCACTATGCCAAGTGGCAAAGAAGCACAAACGTTTGGGGATTTTTGGAGTTTTATGCCAAAAGAAAAGTAGGAGGAATTAATATATGGCAGATTTTGTGCAAACACCTTTAAATTATGCAGTTGACTACGCTAGAACACTAGCCAACGCTTATCCTTATTTATCATATTTTCCAGAGTTATGGGCAGGACCGAACAATGAAAAATATAAACCAGTAAACGGGAAAACAGTAATGATCCCATCGATGACAGTTTCGGGGGCTAAAGCAGTTAACCGTGACAGTATCGACGGTAAATTTAATCGTAATTTCAATACTGAAATGCAACCCGTTACAATGATGATGGATAGAGAATGGGATACATTAGTTGATCCAATGGACATCAAGGAAACAAATCAAGTGGCTACTATTGCCAATGTAACAGAAACGTTTAACCAATTCCAAAAAGTGCCAGAAATGGATGCATACATGGCTTCTAAATTGTCATCATATGCACAATCTTTCGGTACAGTAGATACAACTGTGTTAGATAAAGATACTATTTTAGAAACATGGGATGGATATTTAGCGTATATGGTTAACCAACGTATCAACCGTGATAGATTGGTAGCGTATATGACACCAGATGCGTATAAACTTTTAAAAGAAGCAGCGGGAATTACACGTTTTATCGATGCAGGTACTGGAATTAGAAATGTAGACCGAAATGTCGGGAAATTAGACGGAGTATTAATTCGAGAAGTACCAAAAGATATTATGCAAACAGCGTTTGACTTTACAGTAGGATGGAAAGTTGAATCTGGCGCAAAAACTATTAATATGTTGTTAGTAGACCCTATGGCAATGATTGCTCCAGTAGTCTATGAAGTAGCTATGATGAGCGCACCAACTGCACAATCTAAAGGGAAATGGCTATATTACGAAAGATACTACTACGATGTATTTGCATTAGATAAACGTAGAGTAGGTATCTTAGCAAATATCACTACACCAACTCTTGGAACATTTGAAGTTACGTCAACTGCTGGAGCTGAAACTAATCAAACAAATGTAGCAGTTACTGCTAAACCAATTCTTGGACAAAAATTAGTGTATAAAGTAGCTTCTAGCGCTTCAACACCTACATACGGACAAGATTTATCTAGCGGATGGACTGATTTACCAGCTGATGGCGTAGTAACAGTCGCAGGATCAGAAACGAATATCACTGTTGCATTAGTTAATACAACTAAAGCGAATGGAGCTTTCGCGGTTTCAAGTGGTAATGCTACGATCGTTAAAAACGGCGGATAAGGGGTGATTGTATGGCATATATAAAATATGCTGATTTTACACAATTTTACGGCAGCGATTTGATGGATGAAGAAACGTTCAACAGTCTCGTTAATCCAGCATGTTCTAAAATTGATGAAATAACCCGTTTTAAGGTCGCTGAAGAGGGTTTAAACTCTTTAGCACCTTTTATTCAAGAATTGTTTAAACGTGCGTGCATGGCTCAATGTGCGTACTATGGCTATTACGGTTTAGAAGTAGCCTATACTGGTGTGGCTGGGCAAGGCTTTACGGTTGGCAAAGTAAGTGTGGACAGCACTTATCAGTCAAAAGAAAGCGCAGGAAGAAATTACAATTCATTAAGCCCCGAAGCGGTAAGTCTGCTTGAACAAACTGGGCTGTTAAATAGGAGTGTTGGAGTATTCTCAGACCCATCCCTAAACGTATTCTGGCCGATATAGCCACATTAAAAGTAATTACCAGTATAAACGAATGGCAAAAGCCCGTTATGCAGTCTTATGATTTAAAATTTGTACATATGCAAAACACAAACGAAGTACGAAGAACAACAGATAACACCGAGGTCGTTCTTCGCTCAATATTATATTACGATTGTAGGTTGTCTAAGCCGAATTTGAACTTATGGGTATTAAATAACCAATCACTTGGAAATGGCGCTAGAATGAGCGTTATTTATCAAGAACAGACATATACTGTTCAAACTTGCGATTTAGTACCCGATGATACTGGCAAACCGCATCATTATGAACTTGGGTTAGTTTAGTGAGCGTTAAAGTTACATTAAATAAACGAAGAGTTCTAAAAAGAATTACGAGCGGTGCCGATAATGCTAGAGCGGTGTTGACAGAACAAGTTTATCAGGACAGTGAAGAATATACCCCTCGTGATAAAGGAAAACTTATAGAAACGGCGCGAATTGATTCTAAAAACGGAACAATTACATATACCCAGCCATATGCTAAAAAATTATGGAATGGTATAGACTATAATTTTTCTAAAGATAAAAGTGCTAAAGCCACTTATGAGTGGTGTGATGCAGCTAAAACAGACCATAACAAGGATTGGCAGAAAGTTGCTCAACAAGCATTTAAAGAAGGGATGAAATAATGGACATCGAGATTATAGACATTCTAACGGCTCTTATTAAGGCACAGTATCAAGGAAGCTTAGTTTTTGGTACAAATATACCCGATAATAGTTTGGCGCTTCTATGGCGGTCAAATCCGCAAGAAATATATATGTGCAAAGACAGTTATAATCATATGAACGTAAGGCTTAACGGAAAAAATAAAGATCAAGAGGAAATATGCAGTACACTAAACCAACTGCACTACTTTTTAAGCAAATTAAAAAGCGATCAAATTGAATTAGGCGAACATACGCAAATCATTGATATACAAACATCCTCAAGCCCAGAACTGATAGGGGTAGAGGAAAACGGTCAATGGATTTACGGATCAAGCCTTTTAATTAAATATTATATTAAATAGGAGGAAATAAAATGGCTGACGGAGATTTCAAAGCACAGGTACAAGTAGAACCAGTTTATAATTATACGGTTGCGATTGACACTACACCCGATACAACAGCGACATGGTCACCATTATGTGCAGGTATCGAAAACTTTAGCGAATCACTAAATGAACAAGTACAACAGTTCTTTTTTATGTGCGGTAAAGGATTTGCGAATAACTATGTTACAGGAATGGCACCATCATTAACAATTACTGGGCGCAGAGTTAAAGGTGATGCAGCACAAGAGTATATCTTTGGTGCTAAATACGCTTTAATGAAAAAAAGAGAAACACAATTACAAATTTCGCAATTAGATGCTACGGGAGCAAATACGCAAACAATTACATGTAATGTAACAATTCAAAATATTGTAGAGATTAACGGAAATGCTACAGACCCGTCACAAATCAGCTTTGATTTGGCATTTAATGGAACACCAACGTTAAAAAGTACGCCAGTAGGGGGATAACCCCTACTTTTTATATATATCAGGAGGATGAATCATGTATAAAATCAAGAGGAAAGAAAATTTAATTGATACTTTACAATTTGAAAACTCTAAAGGAGAAAAACTAACAATAGAAGTAAAAATTAATCTTTTGGAAAAAATTAATTTGTATCAAAAAGCGTATAGAGCAGTTGAAATTTCACAAATTGAGATACAAAAAGGTTCTAAGGACATGCGTAAACTAGGTAACGCAATCATTGATGTAATCGAGGTTGTATTTGGAGAAGATAATGGCAAAAAAATGATAACGTTCTATGATGGTGATTATGCAGAATTATTAATTGATTTGTGGCCTTTTATTGTAAATAAAGTCCATCCAGCGTTTATTAAGGCAAAAAAACAACGAGAAAAAGAAATAAAAGAAAATATTAAAAAGCTATGAGATTGTATGATGAATTGCCGATAACAATAAAATATAATGGGCACAACTATAGAATTTTGCCTTATTTTAATAGGGTTTTATACTGTTTGGAAGTATTTAAAAATAATCTTTATAGCGATGAAGAAAAAATACATATTTGTTATAAGGTGCTTGTAAAAAATAAATTTATGACAATTTCTTTTTTAGATAAGACTAGAATATTAAACATGATTTTTAAAATGCTTTTTGAAAGCAATAAAAAAAATCAAAAAAGTAAAAAATCTTTTGATTTCACACAAGATTCAAAATATATATATGCGGGGTTTATGCAATGTTACGGCATAAACCTTTTTGAATACAAAAATAAATTGCATTGGTGGGAATTTAACGCATTGTTTCAAGGACTATCAAGGGATACTCGGATAATGCAGATAATCGATATTCGTACTCGACCTATTCCTAGAAGAGACAAAACAAATGGCGAGTATATAAACAATCTTTTAAAGCAAAAAGCTGAGTATAAATTGGAACTAAGCCAAGAGGAACAAGAAAAAGAAATACAACAATCGCTTGGCGATTTATTTAGTGCTTTATCAAATATGGCCGAAAAGGAGTGATGATATGGCAGATGGTGATGTAGTTTATAAAGTTGAGGTTGATGATAAAGAAGTTGACAAGCAACTTAATGCGGTTAACTCAAAAATTAAAGAAAGCAGTCAAGAAACTTCGGATAAACAAAAGAAAGATTATAAAGAAACATCAAAAGAGTTTAAAAAACAATCTAATGAAGTAGTAAAAGAAAATAAAAATACCAATAAATCTATAACCGATGGCAGTAGTGGTACAGCTGGAACGCTAAAAGAGGTTTTTGTAAATGCAGCCGATGAAATTGGATTGTCATTTTCAAATTTAACAAAAGCGGGGATTATTGGCGGTTTAGCTGGTTTAAGTGCTAAAGCAGTGTCGGGGGCAGTTGATTTTGATAAAGCGATGAATCAATTTGTTGCAAGCACGGGAGTTGCTAATGAAAAATTAAAAGATTATGAAAACATTTTAAAAAATGTTTATGCTAACAACTACGGCGAAAGTTTCGATGACATAGCCGAAGCTATGAAAGAAATTAGAACACAGATTGGACCTGTAGTTGATAGTTGGGATCCTACTGCTCTACAAGAATTTACTGAGAGCGCCTTTGCTTTACGAGATACATTCGGTTATGACATTCAAGAATCAGTTAGAGCGGCTAATGCTATGATTAATAATTTTGGCATTGACGGTTTAGATGCTATGAATTTAATTGCCAATGGAGCACAAAACGGCTTGGATTTTAGTGGTGAATTGTTGGATAGTATTAGTGAATATTCTGTCCAATTTGCAAAAATGGGTTTTACAGCTGATGAAATGTTCAAAATATTTTCTGCTGGCGCAGAAAATGGCGCATTTAATCTTGACAAAATAGGTGATGCTATTAAAGAAAACGCTATAAGGGTTATAGATTATTCAAACACAACACAAGATGCTTACAAACAACTGGGATTAGACGTTGATGATATGTCAAAGAAGTTTGCAAGTGGTGGTGATGAAGCAAGAGAAGCGTTTGACCAAGTTATGACGGGTTTGATTGCGTTGAATGATCCAGTTAAGCAAAATACAATAGGTGTAGAACTATTTGGTACTATGTGGGAAGATTTAGGGCCGACAGTTGTTGGGGCATTATCAAACATTGAAGATGGCGCTTATGGAACAGCGGATGCCATGGAAATGATTAAAAAGGTTAAATATGATGATTTAGGTTCTATGTTTGAGGGTTTAACTCGGCAAATAGAGTTGTTAATACTTCCATTAGGAGAAGCGCTTATTCCAATTTTGACGGCTTTGGTTCAAACTGTATTACCTATACTACAATCACTTTTACCACCGTTAATAGAGGTTCTTAACGCTGTAATAACTCCAATTTTGGGTATTGTTCAAAGTTTAACACCATTGATTGATACTATTACAAATGCTTTAACTCCAATTGTACAGTCATTAACTGTCTTGTTTCAAGACGTGTTTGGGATAATTGCTAAAATAGTGTCCGAAACTATCACTGATATAGTAGCTTTTATACAACCTATTATTACTTTTATTAGTGCAATATTAACACCGACTATTCAAGCGCTCACGCCATTGTTTACGGGTATATTTGGGAGTATTGCAAACACAGTTTCAAGCGTTATTAATAACATTAAAGGAATATTAAGCGGTATTGTGAGCTTTATAAGTGGTGTATTTTCGGGAAATTGGCGTCAAGCATGGGAGGGGATAAAACAAATATTCTCTAACATAGTAAGTGGCTTTGCTAACATATTCAAAAGCCCAATAAACTGGATAATAGACGGAATCAATACGTTTATAAGCGGTTTAAATAAAATAAAAATTCCCGATTGGGTTCCAGTTGTAGGCGGAAAAGGTTTTAACATTGGGAAGATACCAAGATTAAAAGTTGGTATGGATTATGTACCAAGTGATTTTTTCCCTGCGTATTTGGATAAAGGCGAAATGGTACTTACAGCACCCGAAGCGCAAAAAGTACGCTCATACGGCGGAATACAAGGTATAGAGAGTATGTTAAGTGCCAATCTTGTTACAAACAATGAAATGGGTCTTGATTATGGAAAACTAGCCGAAGCAATGGCGGGTGTTACTATACCGATTTATCTAGACGGCAAAGTCGTAGGCTATAGTATAACGGGATCAGTCGATCAAAACATGGGAATTATAACTTCACGCAAAGGGAGATACGGAATATGAGAGAAGATGTAAGATTTAAAATCGATAATGATGATTTTTTGTTAAGCGATTATCATTTGTGTGTTGAATCATATTCTATTGGTATCCCCGAGGTTAAGAGCTTTTTTCAAGAGATACCGTATTCTAATGTTGTTTATGACTATACAGAATATTTTGGAAGTCCTACATATAGCCAACGCACAATAACTATAAATTGCAAACTAATGAAATCGACACCGTGTTGGCAAAAAATAATGCAAAAAGTTCTTGAACTCATGCACGGTCAAAGAGGTACGTTCAGTTTCGCAAGCGATAGTGAGTGGTATTATAATGGGAGAATTTCTATTGACACGGATGAGCATGATAATTGGAATTTTGCTACCGTTACATTATCGATAATTTGTGATCCGTTAAAAACGAATATAGAGGGGGCGAGCAAACTTTGAAACTAAAATTAATGTGCGATGCCGATATATTGTTTGACAGTACGACAAATATGTATAAAGCTATGTCAATCGATTTAACCGAACAAGTTAATACAACTAATACATTGGTGTTTGCTCTCCCGCCTTTTAATCCTAATTATGATAAACCGCAAAAAATGACTTCTGTAATCGAATTATATAGAAATGATGCCCTTGTGTTTGAGGGGCGGGTGCTGTATACCGATGATGATATTTTGGGCAATAGAACATTTACTTGCGAGGGTTCTTTAGCTTATTTCCTTGACAGTATAGTAAGACCTAATACAACGCAGGATACAACTATCCGCGATTATCTTCAAGGTCTTTTAAATCAGCATAACGCACAAGTTGAAGAACAAAAGCGATTTACACTTGGAATTGTTAATGTTACCAATACAACTGACAATGTATATCGTATAGACAATGATTATTCAAATACATTAACAGTAATGCAAGAAAAATTAGTTAACCGTTTAGGCGGATATTTAAGGGTTAGAAAAGAAAACAACGTAAGATATCTTGATTACTTGGAAGAGTATGGAACAACATCAAAACAAACTATAGAATTTCAAAAAAATATATTAGATTTGTCACAGCGTATATCTGCGGAAAATGTAATAACCGCGCTAATACCTTTAGGTGTTAAAAATGAAGAAACGGGGTTACCGCTAACGATTGAAAGCGTGAATGACGGTAAAGATTATTTAGTAAATGAAACTGCCGTAAGCCTATTTGGCTATATATACGGTAAGAACGAGTGGGAAGATGTTACATTACCCGAAAACCTAAAAACAAAGGGAGAAGCCTTTTTGCAGGAAAATATAAAAGCTTCGTGGAGCATAGAAGTAAATGCCACTGATTTATCGATGCTAGACGTATCGATTGATACATTGGATTTGGGAATGAGTGTTCCAGTCATATCCGTACCGCATAAATTAGACGAAAATTTTACAATTAAGAAAAAAGAAACTAAATATCTGCAACCGCAAGATAGCGAAATAACTTTAGACACTGTCATAAAACGAAACACTGATCAAGTTTCAAGCACTGACCGACAATTAGGACAGTTGGAAACAATACAGACTGATAGATTTATGGCTATTGTGAAAGAACAGACCAATTTAATTACGGGCGGTTCGGGCGGAAATATGCAGTATGGATTTAATGACAGTGGTTTACCAAGTGAAATCTTTTTTCTAGACAACCCCGATAAAGAACTAGCAAAAAAAGTATTAAGAATAAATCAAAACGGGATTGGGTTTTCGAAAAATGGTATTAATGGTCCTTTTGAAACGGCATGGACATTAGATGGCGTATTTAATGCTAATTATATTACCGCTGGTATTCTACAAGGAATACAAATAATTGCAGATTTAGGTATGCTTGGCGGTTGGACAATGGACAGTACATCTCTGTCAAGCGGAAGTACGGTCGGAATTATTCTAGATTCAAGCGAACCAAGCATTGCGACATATCATCCTGATACGGATTATATCGGCATGAAAATGTATAATGGTGGATTGGCTATATACTCTTACGCTAATAAAGGGACATACGTGGGACAATTGTCAAGCGGAGCAGATGGAACGGTGCTGCAGGGCGCATATGGACACAATTTATCTCTCGGTATAAGTACAGATAATACAAATACTGCGCTTGATGGTTATTTAGTTATGGATAATGGCGAAGTATCATGCTATAAAACGTTAAATATGCGCGGACACAGTATAATAAATCAATCAGACAAACGATTAAAGAAAAATATAAAAGATATAGATTGTTCTTTTGTATATGATTTAGAAGTAAAACAATTTGATTACTTAAACGGTGATAAAAACAGGATTGGTATACTTGCAAATGATTATACGAACAAAGGCTATTCTAAATATTTTCTACATAAAGGAAAAGACGGGTATTATGGTGTAGATTACCAAAATATTATGAATGCACTGATTAAATGTGTGCAGGAACAAAACAACCGTATAAAAGCGTTAGAAAGGGGAACAAAATGATATTTAGTACAATAACACAAAACAATCTTAATTTAACCGCTGATACTACCGAAATCCCAGCACAGTATAGCAATAATATACAGTTTAAATTTATTCAAGACAATGAACGTTTTAGCGGATATATACCGACTATTTATATTGGTGTATATGACAGTGCGATGATAGAGTGCAGCGACGTTATTAATGCTGGTGGTGCGGTTGTTGTAGACGATGACGGTGTGTTCGCTATATCTAATGAAATAATGTATCGTAACGGCTTTTTAGTGGTTGGGGTAACATTAACCAACAATGACGAGAACGTATCTCTAAAGCCCGTTATTTACCGTATACAAGCAAGTGTTGGCGGATTAAGTCCATTACCGCCAGATGAGGGCGAATGGCAACAGGTTGTTAAGGCATTTGTTGAAACACTGTTTAATAACTGGTCTGCTGAAAATCTCGATCCAATAAAAGCACAGCTTGAAGAACTTATCTCTACAGCACAAACACAACAAGAAAAAATAACATCTCAGCAAACGCAGATTGATAATGCGATTGGAAACATGGGAGATTATGAAATCGTACAAGAAGACCCCGTACAAATAAGATTTAAAAAAGGTGATGGAACATTCGGGGAAACTGTTGATTTAGGCGACGGATTAGCATCTAAAGCAATGGTAAATGCTGGCTATTATACTTATAAAGGTATTAGTTATGGTGGTTCAGCAAGTAATAACGGGATTGACGTTGCAGAAATAGACGGAGCATATTCGCAAGAAACTACAAACGGGTTTCAATTATTCGACGCTAGTAAACTGCCTACTAAATCTCAAGGTGGTGCTACAGTAACTAACAACGATGATGGTTCGTTCACAATTAGCGGAAGTGGAAATTTGACGTCAAATTATAGTAATTCGATAGTTTTATATTCTAATGAAGAGGCTGTAAAATTATTCAAACAAGGTACTATTTATTTAAAAACAGAAAAAGCTACTACGCCATATTTTCAATTATCTTTTGATGGTGAAGGTTCGTTCTCATTAACTAATAATGGTAAAAGCGAATCAGTCGGTACAATCAATCAAGAAATGCTTGAAGACGTAAATTTTAGAGTTAGGTTAATTGTCTATGGGGCTTCTGGTAGTACAATTACTCCTGCCACAATCAAACCAATGCTCTACCAAGACGGAGACGGAACTTTTGAACCCTACACGGGCGGTATTGCTAGTCCTAACCCCGAATATCCTCAAGAGCCTAAATTTATTGGTGATTACAACGAGGGTACGCAAAAATACGATATTGACTTTATGACGAGTGGGAAGAATTTGTTTAACATTAATGGTAATGTAAATGTTGATGGATATAGTAAGGAACAAAAGACTACTAATACGGTGGAAAACGGAGTTTTAACTTGTAATGTAAATAGCGCTACTGCTCATGGTGTCGGTCAAAGGTTATATGGTTTAAAGGGTAAAACAATTTCAGTGTCTGCTAAATTAAAATCATTGGGAGAGGCTACATTAGGTAATATGTATATATATGAGAGTAGCGGAACTTATAAAGTAGTTAGTAATACAACAGCGCTTGATACAGTTTTCGCTATTAATAATTATACTTGCCAAACTGATGATATTGTCGTAGCGTTCGCAAGTGGCAACGGTACAGGGGTGCAATTCTACGATATTATGGTAAATTACGGTGCAAAATTCGTTGATTACGAACCGTTCACGGGCTTTGAAACCACAGCCCTACAACTAAACCAACCGTTACGTGAGTTACCAAACGGCGTTAAGGACACGATAGAAAATGGTGTTGTTACGAGACGAGTTGGGGAAATAACGTATGATGGTTCGAGCGATGAGAGTTGGGATTTAAACGGGTTATATGGAGAAAAGTACGTTCGTTTCAGTGCTTCAGCTCCTAACATTACCACAAGCCCATATAAAGTTGGTAATGTTATTTGCGATAAGTTTCCATATAGACCTTATGAAGATTCGAGCGTTTCGCCAGATAGTGAGTATATAATCGCAGGGTCGGGTTATATTTATGTATTGATAGAAAAATCAAGGTTAAGCGAGTCAACCGCCCAAGGTTTTAAAAATTGGCTACAATCTAACCCTATTACCGTATGGTATGAACTCGCTACGCCAACTACGGAACAAATTACGTTGCCTACTCTGACGAGTTGGTATCCTTATACTGATGCGTTGGTTGGAACTGAATTACAACCTAGCTTTGTAGAATGGCATATCAAAACCGCAGGAGCTAACCAAAATGATTTAACCGTTATTAAAGAAGATATATCGCAATTACAAACCGAAACCACGCAGTTAAACGATGATGTTACAAAGCTTATGGGAGCTTTTACATCGGTAACAGATTTAACTAAGCAATTATTCTTGCTTATGCATCGTGTAGGTGATATTATTTTCAGCACTTACGATGAAAACCCAAGTACAATTTACGGCGGAACATGGGTAGCGTGGGGAAAAGGTCAAGTACCAGTTGGTGTCGACACAAGCGATAGTGATTTCAACACTGTAGAAAAAACGGGTGGAGAAAAAGAACATACATTGACTGTCGTTGAAATGCCATCACACACACATGCCCAGTACGTGACCTCCGACAACCAAGGTGGTGGAGGAATTAGAGTTGACTATACAAAAGATGGTTCATCGATACCATACCTGCAAGGTATTGACACTGGATCATCTGGCGAAAACCAACCACATAACAACTTACAGCCATATATAACTTGCTATATGTGGAAAAGAACTGCATAAAAACTTAAAGGCCGAAAGGCCTTTTTAATATTAATAAAGTGAGGTAATTTTATGAACAAAATTAATTTAAAAATCAGATTAAAAAATCCCGTGTTTATTGCACAAATTGTATTAGCTGTTTTAACGCCTATTTTAGCTTATGCGGGGCTTACCGCACAAGATTTAACAACATGGGGAGCGTTAGGAAAACTGCTTTTAAACGCTGTTTCTAACCCTTATGTACTATCTTTGGTGATTGTATCTGTATGGAACGCAATTAACGACCCTACTACAAGCGGAGTAGCGGATAGCGAACGTGCACTAAACTACATTGAGCCTAAAAAGGATTAGCGTTATGAACGAAGCGGAAATGATAGGCTCTGTTATTGCAGGAGGGGTAGCAATTTTTAGCTTTGTTACCCCTATGCTTAAGCTAAATTCGAACATAACACGTATGAACACACTGCTTGAAAGGATAATCGAAGATAACAACCGACAAGACAAGCGGTTAGATGCACATAGTGAACGGCTTGACGTTATCGTAGAACAGCAACGCAGAAACGAAAAAATAATTGATATACATGAATTGCGTATCAACAATTTAGAAAATAGAAATTAAGGAGAAAAATAAAATGGCAACAGTAAATGAATTATTAAATCAAGCACGGGCTTGGATTGGAAAAAAGGAATCAAATGGAAGTCATAAAGAGATTATTGATATTTATAATGGTCACAAACCATTAGCAAGAGGTTACAAAGTAAAATATACAGACAGTTGGTGTGCTACTTTTATTAGTGCATTAGCTATTAAATGTAATTGTACGGATATTATTCCAACTGAAGCATCATGCGGAAAAATGATTGAACTGTTTAAAAATATTGGGTGTTGGCAAGAAGATAGCAATGTTACACCTGATCCAGGTGATATTATTTTTTATGACTGGGATAAAAAAGACAGTTGGCCAGAACACGTCGGAATTGTCGAAAGTGTATCAGGCAATCAAATTACTGCAATTGAAGGTAATAAATCGGATGCAGTAGCTCGTAGAACTATTGCAGTTGGCAATGCATCTATTCGAGGTTATGGTGTACCTAAATATAGTGGATCAAATTCACAATCTACACCTAAACCTAGTGAAGTCAATTATAAGGTTAGAGTAAATACGCCAAGCGGTGTAAATTGTCGTAATGCTCCAAACGGTGCAAAGGTTAAGGCTTATGCCAATGGTACAGAATTAACTATTTCTAAAGAGGAAAATGGCTGGGGCTATACTGGTGAAGGATGGGTGTCTTTGCAATACTGTAATAAAATTCAAGACAGTGTATCACAAAATTTAGGGACTTATGAAGTAACTGCCAGTGATTTAAGTGTTCGTACTGGTCCCGGTACAAATTATAGAAGAAAAACATACAATGAATTAACCGCTGACGCTAAAAAACATGATTATGATAAAGACGGATGTCTAAATAAGGGTACTCGTGTTACCGTAAAAGAATGGAAAAACGGATTTGCACGTATTCCTAGCGGATGGGTAAGCGGTGATTATCTAAAAAAGGTGTAGCGACATGAAACGCATTGAAGTATCAATTTTAGCTATTCTAGCGTTATTATCACTATTATTAGGAATTGCCTTAGTACAAGAGAAACAAGCCACTAGAAACCTAAAAATCAATCTAGAACTAACAAAGCAGGAACTCTATGATGCTAGAGGTGATAGAGATTATTATCAAGGGCAGTATAAAAAATATTACGAACTGTCCGAAGAACTTCAAAATCAAATGGGAGTTTATGCTTATGAATAAAGTTTACTTGAAAATAGGCGCAGAAGATATTCAAGGAAATAAGCTGAATACACGGGTAGAGTATGTTCTTATGTATGTGGGGTTATCGCACAGCATTATCAACAATGGGTATCGTGATATACATGTAAATAATAAATACATAAAATTCAAGCCTAGGTCACACACATTGATCTAGGCCTTTTTTACGTATTTTTTTGAATTGAATACTTTATCTACGTCTGATTTTCTTTCTTCTACATTACCGCGCAGATATATATTTAATGTTGTAGACACATTAGCATGCCCTAATAATGCTCTTACACTTTCTATACTGGCGTTATTATCTAGCATAATCTTGGTGTACAGTACACGCAAAGAGTGGAAATGTATTGTATATTTACGTGGTCTTGCGAAGTGGCTTATAAAAGAAGAAATATTGCTAGGGATAATGTAGTCTCCTTTGTTATTTGGAAATAATATTTTATTTTTAATTTTTGGAATATACTCTATTAAAATATCTCTAAGTTCGTTTGGAATATATACAATCCTGCAAGATGATGGAGTTTTTACATTATTAACTTGTATGATGTCATTTATAACTGTAAGGCTTTTGGTGATGTGTATTTCTTTTCGGTTTAGGTCAATATCATTTTTATTTAAAGCCAAAACTTCACTTATTCTTAAACCGGTAAAAAATCCTATCCACAATATCATCTCGTACTGTTCTTTTAGCTTAGATGTAGAATTTTTAATATATTCAATAAGTGCATAATATTCTTCTAATTCATTAGCACAGTTAAATTCTTTCTTTTTAGGCGGTTTGCCAATATTGATACATTTAATACGCTCATATTTAGTACCGTTTTTCAATTGAGCAATATCAATGAATTTAAATACCGCACATTTATAAATTTTAATAGTATTGTAACTGTATTTTTTTATTAGGAAATTTATCCCGCTTTGAACAATATTATAGCTTAGCTCATTAATATCTAAATGACCTATAATGTTTTTCCAAAAGTTATTATAACATTTTAGATACATACTTTTCGTTCTTGGAGATAGAGGAGTAAAGTTTATATACTCCTCATAAACATCATCGATCTTCATTTTTATCAATCCTAATAATCTCTATTTATAATATCCAATATAGATTGTGCTATTTCATCTATAGCCATGAAGTCACCGTTTTTGTTTTTCCAAGACCACCCCCATGAACATTTTTGAAAACTATAATGCATATGTTCTTTAATTTCATAATCTTCTAATTTACGAATAACTGGATTATTAGTGTACTCGTCCTCCATGTAATAATAACAACAATCACAACCTTTAGAGGATAAATTTAAATATTTAACTATCTCACTTGCATCATTGATTTCTAATACTCTTAAATTTTCCATTTTTAGTTAGCTCCTATATATTACTAAGATCTACAAAGTGTCCTTTTTTATTCCAATATTTAGACATACCATCGGTGTTAATATATGCTCTTTTAATATTTCTAGCATTCCAAAGATTAAATTTGAAATAATAACATTCACTAATTCCATAATATTTTCTATACTCTAACTCTTTTTTTGCCATCGCCCATGCCATTTTTAAAGCCTTGCTTAAACTAACATTCCATTTTCTAATACATTTCCAAGCATTTTTAAATAATTTTGATCTGTTTACTTTCATTTTTTTGCTCCTTAGGGGTTGCCTATTAAAATATCCAGGTTATTAATAAAATTACTAACAATACTATAACTATAATGTTAAGTATCATTTTAATCTTTTCATAGTGTTTCATGATTATCGCTCCTTTCGTTTATGAGAAAGATATGATATAATCTTTAAGAGAGAGGGGAAGTCATTTCCCCAAACTCTTTATGATTGCTAATATTAGAGTTATTATCTCTAGTATTAACTTGAGGAGTTCCAAGAACTGTTTGGCGATAGGCTTGGAACTCTTTTTTTGTTTCTTCATATCTTTAATCTCCTTTCTTACTACACATATTATATCACGTTTTCGTTATATGTCAACACTAAAACGTAATTAAAACGTTATTTTTAATATTTTTTTAGTTTGATTTAATAACGAAATGGTGATATTATGTAGTAAAGGAGTTGATATTATGAATAATAAGATAAAAGCGTTATTACAAATGTATGGAAATACATTGACTTCTTATGCTAAGTTTACAAATAGAAGTCAAGCAAATATATCTAATAAAGTGGCTAGAGGGTCATGGAATGTAAAAGATATGATTGAATTAGGGGAGTTTACAAATACAAAATTAGCCTTTGTTGATGAAAGCGGAAAAGTAATAATTGAATTTAGTAAAGAAGATTTAGAAATCGAAAAATAAGTAATTAATTTTGTAAGTTGGTTTTACTCCCAAAAAACTCCCAAATTAAATTAGAATGGTTAAAATGATTATATATTTACTATAGAATAGCCAATTTTTGTAATCAAATTAATTAAATTTTATATACTTATGCTCAAAATTACGTAGCCATTATAATTATCATT